TATGCATTTTTTCTCACGAACTATTAAAGGAGGCCCCCGTGGCAGAAACCAAAGGCATTGATTATCTACGAAAAAAACTGAATCAGCGCTCCACTAGGGTGCGCCTCAGATACAAACAATACGACATGAAGTACCGGGACCGAAGCCTTGGGCTGACGATTCCGCCTGCATTGCGTCAGCAGTACCAGGCGACGCTAGGCTGGTGCGCAAAAGCCGTGGACGCGTTGGCCGACCGGCTGGTGTTTCGGGAGTTCACCGATGATCATTTTGGATTGAATGATGTGTTTCTGCTGAACAATCCGGACACGCTGTTCGACAGCGCAATCTTGTCGGCACTCATCAGCTCCTGCTGTTTTATTTACATCAGTCCCGACGCGGATGGAGTGCCCCGCCTACAAATTATTGACGGCGCCAACGCCACCGGGGAGATCGATCCGATCACGGGCTTACTCACAGAAGGTTATGCCGTCTTAAGCCGGCACGACGACGGTCAACCAAAGACAGAAGCGTACTTTGAACCCGGTCGAACCACCTACGTCAACCTGGAGGACAGTAAGGCACGTGTAGAGCAAGTGACAACGCATGCCGCTCCGTATCCGCTTTTAGTTCCGATTATCCATCGACCGGATGCCATTCGTCCCTTCGGCCGCTCTCGAATCAGCCGAAGCGCCATGTATTTCCAGGCGGCAGCAAAACGCACACTGGAACGGGCGGACATTACAGCGGAATTTTACAGCTTTCCGCAGAAATATGTTGTGGGCTTAAGCCAGGACGCAGAGCCGATGGACACCTGGAAAGCGACCATCAGCTCCATGCTCCAATTCGAAAAAGACGCAGACGGGGACACGCCCAAACTCGGGCAGTTCACGCAGCCGTCCATGTCTCCATTTACCGAACAGCTGAGAACCTTAGCCGCCGGATTCGCTGGAGAAACGGGCTTGACTTTAGATGACTTAGGATTCGTCACGGACAACCCTTCCAGCGCGGAAGCAATCAAAGCATCCCACGAAACGCTTCGAGTCGCGGCGAGAAAAGCCCAAAGAAATTTCGGCAGCGGGTTTTTGAATGCCGGCTACTTGAGCGCCTGCTTACGTGACAACTTTGCCTATCAACGGTCGCAGCTGTATATGACAAAGCCAAAGTGGGAACCGGTCTTTGAAGCGGACGCATCCACGCTGTCCCTCATCGGTGATGGTGCCATCAAAATTAACCAAGCGATTCCCGGATATTTTGATGCGGATACGCTGCGGGATCTCACAGGATTTGACGGGGCAGACCTATGATAAAAAACGACATTGTCCCCAGGCTTTTAGAAAAGCTGCAAACAGATTTTGAAGAGTCCATTCGTAACGATGCCGTGTTGAATGGGATCTTGGAGAAGATTCGAAAGGGGACCGCTACTTACGCAGACGCCAATGTTTTTTCCGTAGAGGCAGGCAAGATTCTTTCAGAGGTTTATAAGCGGCATCTTCTTGTGGCCGAGCTCCCCGACGGACGACTGTACTACAACATCGCAAAAAGAATCATGAACAGTACCCTGAAACAAAACCATGCGCTCATCGCAAAAACCGCAGCGGATGTTCAAACCATCTTAAACCGAGCGGCGAATCTGGGGCTTGAGGGTATCCAGGCAAAAGTCAATCAGAGCCGAATCGACGGACTTATCGCCCGAATCGCAAACGCAGAAGACCTTGAAAAAATTACCTGGCTTTTTGAAGAGCCAATTGTAAATTTTAGTCAAAGCATCATCGATGATACCGTCAAAGCAAATGCGGACTTCCATGCAAAAGCGGGTTTACGGCCGAAAATTCACCGCAGAGAAGCTGGCAACTGCTGTGACTGGTGCCGGGAATTGGTCGGCGTTTATGAATACCCGAACGTGCCGAAGGACGTTTTTCGGAGGCACCGGTTTTGCAGATGTACGGTCGATTACCATCCCGGTGACGGTCGCAGGCAGAACGTCCACACAAAGAAATGGGTTGATCCGGAAGAAAAAGCAAGAATTGAAGAGCGTAAGAAAATTGGATTGGACATTTTAGAGAGGGTAACGAAGAGGCGATGACAAAACGAATCGGCAATCAGTCGCCGACGCAGTCGGTCCTGCTGCCGTTTCGTGAAAGTCGATTTCAAGAGGCGGTCGATCTGTATCAAAGGTCCGGCCGCACGGTGCATGACTGGCAAAGCGGCCTGTTAGAACCCATTTTAGCCACCAATGATGAAGGCCTTTGGGTGCATACAAAATTCGGTTACAGCGTACCCCGCAGAAACGGAAAAAACGAAGTGGTCGCCATGCGGGAGCTTTTCGGTCTTTACCTTGGACAGAATATGCTCCACACGGCCCACCGAACGACAACATCCCATGCTGCATGGGAACGGCTATGCAACATCCTGGATGAATCGAGCGTTGACTACAAATCCCTCCGCGCAACGGGACGGGAACGCATTGAATTAGACGAGACCGGCGGACGCATCGAATTTCGCACCAGAACCACCACGGGCGGCCTCGGTGAGGGATTTGACTTACTCGTCATTGATGAAGCACAGGAATACACGGAAGATCAAGAATCGGCTTTGAAATACACCGTCACAGACAGCAAAAATCCGCAGACCATCATGTGCGGAACGCCGCCGACCCCGCTCTCGAGTGGGACGGTCTTCCCGGCACTCCGGACAAAAGCGATAGAAGGCGGGGCAGTAAACACCGGATGGGCAGAATGGTCCGTTGAAGAAGAATCCGACCCTTACGACCGCGAACTGTGGTATAAAACAAACCCTTCGCTGGGGATCATCTTTACCGAACGCTCCGTCAATGACGAAATCGGCAGCGACCTGATTGACTTTAACATTCAGCGGTTAGGCCTGTGGCTGAAGTACAACCAGAAATCTGCCATCAGTCAAACGGAGTGGGAACAGCTAAAAGCGCAACAAGTCCCGAAGTTTAAAGGCAAATTGTTTGCCGGGATTAAATACAGCCACGACGGGCAAAGCGTCGCGCTAAGTATCGCCGTCAAGACCGCCACCGGCAAAATCTTTCTGGAAGCCATTGACTGTCAATCGGTACGAAATGGAAATGATTGGATCCTGGCTTTCCTGGCGAAAGCAGATTTACAAGAAGTAGTTGTGGATGGAGCCAGCGGACAGCAAATTCTGAAAGCAGAAATGAAAGACTTGCGACTAAAGGCACCGGTTTTGCCGACCGTAAGTAATATCATTGTTGCCAACGCGAGTTTTGAACAGGGGGTCTACAAACAGACCATCGCCCACAGGGCGCAACCCTCATTGACGCAAATTGTCAGCAACTGTGAAAAGCGAAACATCGGCAGCAACGGGGGGTTTGGCTACAAATCGCAAGTGGAGGATTATGACATCGCACTGATGGATAGCGCGATACTCGCTCACTGGGCTTGCAGCGAAGCCAAACCGAAACGAAAACAAAGGATCAGATATTAGGTTTAATCAATTGCGCTTCGGTGCGATTTTTTAATACAAAATTACCGCCCACTGGATAGTGTGGGACCGCAAAAGTGGGACTGGCCACAATAAAAGGACAGCGGAGAAAGGATAGGACATGGACCTAAAGAAAATTTTAGGGAACGTAGAAAATCATGAAGAGCTAATTCGTCAGATTGAAGCGGAGGTAGGAAAAGAATTCGTTCCGAGAAAGGAATTTAACGAAAAGAACACCGCGCTGAAAAATCTGCAGCAAGAGCTCGACACCACAAAAGCAGGCCTGGAAACCTTAACGAACGAGAAAGCGACCCAGGAAAAGACGGTCGCAGAACTGAACGCCAAAATCTCCGGATATGAAGCAAATGCGTTGAAGGTACGGATTGCCCACGAAATGGGGATCCCCTATGAACTTGCCTCGCGCCTGTCCGGAGAGGACGAAGATGCGATCCGTGCAGACGCGGAAAGTTTGTCCGGCTATATTGCCGGCAAACAGGCCCCGCCCTTAAAGGATCCGGAACCTGCGGCACCTTCCGGTGAAGATGCCGCGTATAAAACACTATTAAACGGATTAAAAGGAGAATAACATTATGGCACTACCTGAAAATGTATTAGTAAGAGGAGCTAACTTTACACCAGAACTTGTTACTGACCTTGTAAGCAAGGTTCAAGGCAAAAGTTCACTCGCCAAATTGGCGAAACAAACACCGCTTGCTTTCAATGGCAATCGCGAATTTACTTTCACCATGGACAGCGAGGTTTCTGTCGTCGCTGAGAGTGGCGCCAAGAGCCATGGCGGCGTTTCTATCGATCCCGTGACAATCGTTCCGATTAAGATTGAATACGGCGCACGCGTTAGTGACGAGTTTATGTATGCGGCTGAAGAAGAGCGCATCAACATTTTGAAAGCTTTCAATGACGGCTTTGCGAAGAAGGTTGCTCGTGGTCTTGATCTGATGGCTTTCCATGGCGTGAATCCGCGTACAGGACTTGCGTCGACAGTCATTGGTACAAACCACTTTGACAATCTTGTCGACCAAACTGAAACTTACACCGCAGCCGACCCGGAGTCGAACATTGAAAGCGCCGTCTCGCTCGTTCGTGCTGCCGGTGGCGAAATTACCGGAATGGCTTTCAGTCCTGCTTTTGCCGGCTCGCTTGCTGCTATGACGAACGGCGAAGGCGGCCCGAAGCTCTATCCAGAACTTGCTTGGGGTGGAACGCCGGAATCGCTGAACGGAATGCCTATCGACATCAACAAGACCGTCTCTGACATGTCGGACGAGGACGAGGTTGACTTTGCCATCGTGGGTGACTTTGCGAACATGTTCCACTGGGGTTATGCAAAGCAAATTCCGATGGAGGTTATCCAATACGGCGACCCCGACAACAGCGGAGCCGACCTTCGTGGTTACAACCAAGTTTATCTGCGAGCTGAAGTGTTTCTTGGATGGGGAATCCTGAACACCGACAGCTTTGCTCGCATCGTTGCAGCAGCAGAAGGAGGAGACGAAGGAGGAGAAGAAGGAGGAGACGAAGGAGACGCATAGGAATGAGCCGCTTCGGCGGCTCTTTTTTAGAAAGGCGGGGAAAAATGTATGTAACACCAACAGAAGTCGCCGACGTATGGCGAGCGCTCACGCCGGGTGAG